GCCTTTCTTGTTGACCATCTTACGTTCAAACAAATCACGGTTGCAAGTCCTCTTATAAAAATCAATTTTTGCTTCATCGAGGCTGCAACCGTATTCACTACCGAAATACCCTAAAAGAAGATGCAAGTAGCTGTTTTGGGCAAGCGTGCGGTTAGGAAGCTTCTTTTTTACTTCCACAACGGCCCGCTCCTTGAACAGTTTATTTACATACTCCTTAAACTTGGGTATTTGGTATTCATTTTTCAAGTCGTATATCATCCATTTCCAAAGATTTTAGTATCGGTTATAAGTGCTCTGTTTTCTTCCAAGAACCGGATAAACTCCTCACAATGATTAGTAAGAATAGGAATATCACGTTCAGGATTGAAAACGTATGTTTCTGTATAGGTATCTACCACATAGCCGCCTTTGTTGAACTCTACAATGTTATACTCAAATGTCCGTACATCAGAACCGTTCTTCATTAAAGCGTATGGATATACTAAATGCTGGTGGTGATCTTTGAACTTTCCCACGGTATAACTACCGGTTGTTTTGATGTCGTGAACACTGGTAGGCATCAGTTCGTCAATCAGACCGTAAACCAATACATTGCCGTATGCAGTCGGAAGGATTGCCTCTACACGTTGCTGCGTCAACGCCCCTTTGTAGTAATTTGCGAACTCACGACAAAGGGATATAGGAAAGACAAATGAACGATTGTTATAAACGGCTTTCAAGGCTATAACCTTTTGCTCGCCATTCCCTATATCAGAATATATCTTTTCTACCTGCACCGTTTCAGATTTCCGGTTCTCAATCATACAGTCAATGACCTCATTAAAAGCCGTACCCTTGTCGGCAACTTCGCTGTCAAACGGTTTACGGTTAATACGGTCTATCAGTTCTTGGAACTGCTTCTGCTGAAACTCTTCTTCTGTACAAGGCGGATTCTCACTCCACCCATAATAACGCTCATATATGACATCGCTATTAAGGTAATTGAAGTAAGAATCCAATAATGTAGCATATATCTTATACTTAGGCTGCATCTGAATAAGTTTTAGTCTCTTTGTTAAAAATCAGTCCTAATTCTTTCGCCTTAGCTGCCAACATCATTGAGGCTTTCATCTTTGAACTTCCCACATGGTTGAAATCATCAATATGGGCGATAAAGTCATTCGCTGAAGCTGCGTCGGCAACTAATTCTAAACAACCTGTTATATCAGATAGCACTTTGTTATATGCTTCTTGTTCAGCCTTTTTTGATTGCAACATAGTAAGATATGGAGCAATAATCCGAGTAGAGATAAAATCATTCTTGGTCGTCGGATTGCCGTTTTTGTCAAGGATGGTAGGTACTTCCATCACTGAAGGCAAGTTACAAGTATTCTTTCCGTCATTCCTTGATGTCGGATCGAAAGTAATAGTACGTCTCTGCACTCCTCTCTCACTCTTCATTTCCAAGTAACCTAACAAATCAAGTTCGGTGACGATGGAGTTGTAGGACTTCTCACGTAAGGCAGGAATAAACACCGTATCATCACCCTCTTTTCTTGTGTCACGATGGGCAACAAAAATGATATGTTTCTTCAGACTTGATAGCGTTCTTGTCATCCAAGAAAATTCAGCATTGATACCGCCCCAATCTCGAATAGATGGCTGCCTGGTTCCACATTTATAAGTGATGATAAAATCCATCATCTTACCAATGGTATCAACCACAATAGTCTGATAAACAGACAAATCTTCTTGCAAAACCAGCTGAACATCATTCCAAGAAGTGACCTGCACAGTGTCAATATTCTCCAAATGAGCCATATTCATACGCTTAACACCATTGTCAAAATCCAACAACAGAGGCTTTGGTGCACTCAAAGCTACTGTGCTCTTACCCATACCTGCTTGACCGTAAATCATCATCTTTACGTTTGTTGGAATATTCAATTCCGTTGATTTTCTGATTAAACTCATGATTGTTATATTTTTAGTTAGTAATTATATTAGAGACTTCAATAAAGGATCTATACCATCCTTCAATTCTTTAAGTTTCTTCAGCGAATAAACTTTAGGACTATTCCTATGTACACCAGCCCTTTTCCAAGTCAATGCTCCCGTAGCGCACTGATGAGCCAACCACCTTCTACCAAATCCAAGTCGTATAGCTTGCGTTTCCGTAATCTCATCAATGACCGGATCCTTGGAGATCGCATATTCGCTGACAGCTTCTTTCGCGGCCGCTTTTATTATTTTCTGTAATTGCCAAACGTCAAGTTCCATATAATAAAGGCATATTACGCCCTCTAATTCTTACACGAACACGGGCGATAAGTTCTACATTGGCATTAGAACGGGTTCGGATTTGTTGCCGTTTCATGTCTAAATGACTATCAACACAAAGAATAATCAAAAGTACACAAGCAACAAATGATCTCATGGCCGGCGAAAAGTCCAGCGTCAACCGGATACCTGATATCCTCTCGGCTAACTTTAATGCCAACTCCCTCCCATTCCGAACACCCAAAATTAAAAATGCTGTCTGAAGCTGGTTATTTATCGTACTTACTGCACGATGCTTCAATACGGCAATCTCCTTTTTTTCATACCCGGCTGCGTACATTTGTGCTGTAATGTCACATTCGGGCGTTAACTCGGTAAATACTTTCATAATCGTGTGTATTTAAAGTTTGAATCAGGAATCTCTAAATACTGTAACTATCCCTTTCGGAACATTAGTTTCCGATCTCCACTTATGTCCATTTTTGTACCCTTGTGCATTAAGCAATGAAACATTGTTGCGCACTGTGCAGACTTTATCGATAGGAAATTCTACTTTCTTCCCTTTCTTTAAGTCTCTCATACGAGGCATAATTTCCACTTTTTTCTCCATAAACTGATTATATTTAATTGAATGTGGACGGAACCGGTAACGATCCGGCATACACACTTCCGGCTGTGTGCAGAGCATTCCATACGCCCGCCCGTTTGCCGGGGTTTTCACCCGGCTGCTTTTGCTAATCTAAACACAAAACGAATTAAACAACTTCAAGAAAAGCCTTAATAGCCAACATTTTCTTTTCAGCTAACACTTTGGCAGCTTCTTCTCGATTTTTCCAATCTTTATAAAGTTCGAGGTCCTTTTTTGTACTTTCGAGGTCTTTATTAAGAGACGACACCAATTCAATCAGTTCCTCTCTTGTCATTTCTTCAATACCTTTTGTTTCCATATACATTATTATTAATAGTTACCAACTTTTTTCTTTATAAATGGCGATCATTAGAATAACCGACATCACGAATGTTAATACGTGAAACGGATTAAAAAACATGCCAACAAAACAGGTAGCCGACATCAGTACTGCGCAGATGAATAAAATTAGCTGCACTCTTGAATAAAAAATTACTCTTTTCATAAGCGTTAGAATTAAATTGTACCCGGCAACCGATTCGATCGGCAGCATCACACATTATGCCGGGCTATATATTAAAGCGACATTCGATAGACCGTTTAACACCGATCCGGGACAAGTCAACCGGACTTCACGGACACGACATAATATCCAATATCGCCAACCTTATTACCTTCATTAATAAGTTAGTTTATAATCCTTTCGTTTCAACCCCATTTCTGTGGGTACTAAGGTGTAAGTAAGAGAAAGAACCATCAGAAGTGACCGGGTGAGATATGCCCTACGCCCACCCGACCGGGCTTTAGTAAGCCGTTATGAAGTTTTCTACTTTGAAGCTTCTGAATCCATTCGCATCTACATCGAAGTAGCGGACAGTTTTGTAGTTTTCTGATCCAGTTCCTTTTATTAGGCTCTGAACATCTTTGAGAGTACCCTTAGCACGGCGAAGCGATCCATCTGCCTTTTCATAAGCGAACGTTACAATACCTCTGTGCATTTGCTTTGTCAACCGGTATAAAGCCCATGCGCGAGAAAGACATACGGCGAATGCTTTACCGGTTGTTCTCATTAGCTCATAAGCCATACAGAATACTTTGTGTCTAAAATTTGAAGTTTTCATAATCGTGTGTATATTAAAGTAGTCCAAAGACTACCGGTTAAAACTTGATACAATGTGGTGAAACTTTGCTTTATCCACCCCTCTAAATGAGGCTTCATTAAGAATGTGATCAGCGACATTATCATTAACCTTGATTGCCTTTAGCGTATTAATATCAATATGATAAGGTTCGTCGGTTGGCTTTGCGAGAGGCACGTAGCCTGTAAACGGAAAATTTCGTCTGCCGATTGGCCAAACTATATAACCATGAGGATATTCATCTACAATCTCGAAAATATCTTTACGATTGTAATTCTCAGTAACTAATATATTCATAATCGTGTGTGTTTATGTGTTAGTATAAATAGTTGTTCATTGCTTCGTAGCCACCAAATATTTCGGCAACAGGATCGTTAGACCAATCCAGTGGGGTGAGATATTCAACCTCTCTTTCGAGAGTTTCTATTTCATCAGAGAGGATTTTCACGATCTCTGACTTGCTGTCTACATTATATACATAGCAGACTTCTTCTTCGCTAATCGTGCTCAACGCTTCTAACTCGCCTCTTTTGTTTTCGAGTTCTGCTAATGCTGTTTCATAAGATCGTGCCATAATCGTGTATTTTAATATGTTCGTACTATTGCTTTACTCAACACGATCGCTTACCTTTGCTTTCGTGATTGATTGATGATGCAAAGATATGAACTTAATTCATATAATCAACGCTATATATGAACTATTTTCATATATAAATAGTTAATTTATGTTTTATGGCTATAAATCAAGAATTTAAAAACTTAATTAGCAGGATTAAATATGAATATTCACTCAATCAATCCCAAATAGCTGATAGTTTAGGGGTTAAAAAGACATATTTATCTGATATGATAAATGGTCGTGTACCATATAACGAAACCATGAGCAAAAAAATCAGTGAGATTTTCCCGGTTGTCAACAATGAACAAAGTTCATATAACAAAACCATAAAAATAACCGAATCTGACATAAACGAAAGTTCTTTTAGTGGGACTTTAGTATATGATATAGATGCGACTTGCGGGATGGATAATAGAGAAATAGAATTTGCAGAAGATAGAATTATCGGTTCAGTTAATTTGCCAGAAATAAGTAAAACTGCCAAAATAGTAACGGCTAATGGTGATAGCATGGAACCAGTAATATATAATGGGAATAGAGTTGTTATTCGAGAAATATTTAACTGGGAAGACATCTTCTACGGGCAAATCTATTTAATACTTTTAGACGAATATAGGATGATTAAATATATCCGCAGATATGAACAGGATGAAAAAAACTATATTATCCTACGTAGCGAAAATTCCAGATATGATGATATAAAATTACACAAAAGTAAAATAAGAAAACTCTTTATTGTAGAAAACATATTATCAGTTAAAACCCAAATATGATTCCATGAAATTCAATCATTCAGTACATAAACATTATTTAACCTTTCCGTATTCTTGCGTACATTATATAGAGTGGTTATGAAGAAAGAGAGTTGGGCGTTATTATTAAGTTCTGTAGCTGTACTTATTAGTTTAGTTGCAATATGTGTAGCTTGTCCGCATAAAGCAGAATTGGGATTTGATTACCAAGGAGTGATAGTAGGAGTATTATCATTGTTAGTGACAATTCTAATAGGATGGCAGATATATACATTTATAGATATAAATAAGAAAAGCAAGGAATTAGAAGAAGCTAAGACCGCGGCACTCATAAGCACGGAAAGAAATAACGCTTTAACAACCAATGCTATTTCTGATTTTTATTATTACATTTTACTTAAGTCTGATCCTTTAGGAGTTGAGTATCGATTTTTAGATTACAGAATAAGCTCATTATACCACTTTTCGAATATCGGAGAAATTGAGACTTGTAATACAATAGTTAAGGTGCTTTTGGAGATGATTGTTGTTCCAGAAGATATCAAGGTTTTAGAGAGTGGGAAAAATAGAATACTTATGTTGCTCACAAAAGTAAAAGATACAGATAAAATTATAGGATATGAAGAATTAGTTTCGAGAATTGCACGATTAGGTATTATGCCTAAGCAATCAAAGTAATTTATGTAAGCTTTCAATTATCTCATCTTGGACTTTCTTATACTCTTCGGGAGATAACAGTTTTAATCCCGAATATTGAAGTAGATGGTTCAAATGACATGGAAAAGAAGCGTTAACATTGCGTCTATTCCAAATATCACATTGAATTTGTACATCTGATTTATAGCGTTCAATTGCTAAATTCAGAATAGACTCTTTGGTAGCCTGTTGATACGGAAGTTTATTATTGTCATCCATAGTGATAAAGCAAAGACGACAACCCCAAAGTTGCGGTTTGAGGAAGTCGCCTATATAGTCCCTTACGGGAACAGTTTAACAATTTAGTCGGTATCATCCGCAACTTGATTCCGACACAAAGATAATAAAAATGATATATCATTGATGTTATGTATAATTTAAAAGGCTTAAGAAAAGAAGTTAATAAGACACAATCTGAAATTGCTGTTTTATTTGGTTGCAAGCAAAACAATATTTCTATGCAAGAAAAAAGCGATAGAGATTTAACGACTGAGCAAATGGATGTTCTACGAAAGAATTTTGGAGAAGAAATTGTAAATAAATATTATTATAAAATCTCCACTTCTAATGTAGAAACCATAAACAACGAAAGAGAATCTACTTTAAAAAGTAGTTCAGATTCTTTTCGTGAAAAAAAACGAATCCCTTTTTATGATGACGTTGCAAGCATTGGAGGTGTCAACACAATGGTCGCAGATAATTCAGGTCACATAGCTCCTTCCGAATTGATAGACGCCGGCGACTGGTTCCCAGAAGCAACCGCAGCAATCCGTCATTATGGAGATAGCATGATTGAGTATCCAAGTGGTAGTATCCTTGCATTAAAACGAGTAGAAGATAATAGATTGATAATATGGGGACGCAATTATTCTATTGAGACTACAGAGTTTAGGATAACAAAAAGACTTCAAGATGGAGGAGAAGACTACATTCTCGCGTACAGTAGCAATGAAAGTACATATTCAGACGGAAGATTGATTCATTCTCCTATCCGGATTCCTAAAGAAACCATAAGACATATAGACCTGGTATTAGGATGCGTAACAAAGGAGTACAGCAATGGTCCTATAAAAATCATCAAACAATAAACAAACTAATTACAAACAAAATGAAGAAAACACTATTTTTTCTATTTATTTTTATTTCTGCAAATGCACAGAATAAACGAACTATAAATCTTGAAATAGCCGGTACTCTTTTCTCTAAGATTAATACAGAAATCAATAATATTTCAGACATTACATTAACTGGCAACATTAACAATGAAGATATTATTGTACTTAGGAATATGGTGCAAAATGGATCTTTAGAATATGTAGATATGTTCGATTCTTATATTCACGGAGAAGGAGATGAAGACAATGTCATACCGGAAGAAGCCTTTAAGAATTGCACTAATCTAAAATCTATCATACTGCCACAAAAAACATTGGCACTTGGATACGAGTCTTTTTACATGTGTACAAATCTTTCTGATATCACTTTACCTGAACAAATAACGACATTTTCAGGTTCGGTATTTTGGGGGTGTGAAAAACTAAATAAAATAGATATTCCAAACTCTGTAACATGGATAGGGCCATACTCTTTCTATGGATGTATAGGAATTAATAAATTAACTATAAAAAGCAAATGCGCTATATTAAAACATTCATTTGACAATTGTAAAAACTTACAAGAAATCATATTCCCAGAATCAATGGATTATATAGAAAGTGATGCTTTTAGAGGTTGTCATATAGATAAAATATATTGTACAGGAGTTCCATTTTCAATCAAAGATGACTCATTTGATGAACGAACCAAAACTGAATGCAAATTATTTGTTCCTAATGGAATGTATAATAAATATGCCTGGGAATCAAAATATTGGAGTGAATTCAAAAACATTAAGGAATATAACCAAAACACTGTTGACAACGAATGTGTTTCCTTTAATAATGTGAATATAAGAGTTATTAGAAGAAATATTGTTTTAGAAACAGTTCAAAATACTCATGTTTCAATCTACAATATAAACGGCACATTAGTATTTAGTTCATCAGTGAAAAACAATGTATCAATACCACTCCAATCTGGATTTTATATTGTAAAATACAATGATGAAACAAAAAAGATAGCAATACTCTAAAATAAATGATTATGAGAAACATCCTATTTTCATTAATTCTAATCATTGCTTTTTCATGCGGAGGTGGCAAAACAGAAATAACAGGCGCAGATAAATATATCAACACCATCACAGGATTCACCTGTGAAAAAGCAACTGTTACCGATAATGGCTATTTAGTGATTGCCATTGACGCTGAATCTGCTTCCGGATATGATACGCTTGCTTCACAATTTCTTGAAGAAGCTAAAAAAGAAGGTGTATCTGGACTAAAAGGAGTATTGATCGTCGATATAAAAAACTCGAAGTTTGAACAAGGAGCTGTTGTTGGCAAAAGAATAGGGAAAGCTTATGAATAA